GAATTAATCTGGCTTTCAAGTATATCGGTCATCTGAGATAGGTTTCTGTTGAGCTGACGATTTGGGTCAAGCATACACCTCACCAGTGACTGCATTTTAAGTGCCCATGTTTCACTTTCCGACTCAAACAGCCCTACAACAGGGACAAAAGGGTACTCGTCAAGGCCGTATTGGTTTTCGATAGTCTCGATGTATTCATCATTCACGATGATGTCGCATGTTATATAGCGCTTGGGGGTCTTGACTACAGTTAGGTGTTCGTACATCTTAAGGTATTCCTGCAAGTCACCTGATGAACCTACCCACTCCATTTTCCAGCCGCTTTCCATATCCAAAAGATAGGAAACATTTCTCCACTTCTGACGATACATCTCACTGTAAGCAACTAAGTTCTCACCTCCAGGCTGCCTTTGATAGGGTAGCCAGGTAAATTTATCATCACGCTCCCATCCTACTCGATGGAGTTCTCTTATTTCTTTTTCATGCTTAGGGAGAAGGGAAACTGCTTGGTCTAACCCAATGTATTTACGTCTAATTATGTAGGGGCAGTCGGAGAAGTCTAGGTTTGTAAAATTAGGCGCTGTAATAAATCCCGAGTAAGGCTCTCTACCGAACTGTATATCTCCGTTGATGGGGTCATCACGGTAGTCCATCCAGACAGTGGCCAAGTTCCAGCCTGTTTTAATAGCTCCTGAAAAGCAGTCAGATATTACCTTGTAGCCATTACCCATTTGGAAGGCCTGTAGAAGCAAATCAGATCGATCATCAGCTCCTTGTTGGTCAGCTGCGTTCTGTGGCACTACAACAGAGCTTAGGCGGTGAGAACGTTGGTAGCCCTCTACTAGATTGATGTTCTTTTTTATTAGGTTGAACACCCATTGATGACGACCCTGCTCGGCAAGCTCTTGCTTCTCTTGCTCATTCCATTGGTCGCCTAGGTAAGCCCTTAAGTCTCTTTCTGCTAGAGGATAGTATGGGTTGGTGGAGTAGTATGCTTCATTATATAACCGATCATATTCCCTTACTACATCACTGCTCATTACACCCACCTTTCGATAAGAGTACTATACTGACTTTTTATTTTAGGGAGGTATTTTTTGACTCAAGCTCTTTGAAGCTCGGAAAGTTGGGGTAGCCGAAGTCTCTGGCCTCAGTCACAGGAGCGTACTCGCTACACACCTCACAACATCCCATGTGCCATGTAGATTGAGCACAGCAAGATTTGTCATCTTTTTTGTAACGATCACCGCAATCATAGCATACCCAGTGGGGATAACTCATTTCTTAGAGAACTTAGATAGGGTTTCAGCAAGGATAGCTCTTTTTCGAAGCGTGGGGCTTTTTGACTTAGCAGCCTTCTTAAGCTTCTTGGCAGGGATCTTCTCGCCCTTCTTAACGCCCAGTTCTTTTTTCAAGGCTCCGGGTTTCTTTATTGCCCCTGCGATCCAGTTCTTTTTCTCTTTAGCCATAACTTTCCTTTGTTTTGTCGACAAAGAAGAAGATACACCAAATCAACATTTTGCCGATTGAGTGTTAGTCCCTGCTGAAATTTACTAGGGTCTGCTTATAACCAAGGGGTGTTTTTCTAACCAAGGGGTGTTTTTCGAGAAATTGAGCACTAATACCTGCGGGCATACCTGCGTTCCATCTCTTGGGCATCCCTTTCTGTCATGGAGGCCCCTGTTTTATAGAACAGGTGCGTCATGAGGGCATAGCGTTGGGCATCCAAACTATGGTCCGATCTTTTTATGGGCTTGTCCTCACCCCTCTCGGCCACTTTAGCATCCCATAGGTAGTTAGAATACTCCTTGATAGCATGGACGCAGTTAGAACATATCTTGTACGAGCCATTGCTCAAAAGCTGAGATTGGAAACGTATGCCTGTAAGAACGTTGTTATCCCCATCCATTACGTTGTGGACGCCATTACGCATGAGTTCCTGCTTGAAAGAGGCTGCGGAAGGGTCAATGTATATCGATCGCACGTTATGACCGTCTATGAACTCTATGAGGTCTTTAGCGTAGTCATAGTCAGACTTCTGCCTCAGAGTCTCCCTAGAATCATAGTAATACTCCTTTTCTAGCCAATAGTTGGGGTATGATGACTCATTTAGTCCGATAAGCACAAAAGCACATGGGTTGGTGGTTCCGTAGTCTATGCCTACGATGTAGTAGTTGGCGGGGTCTCTTGGGTAAGGTATTACGTGGATGGTCTCATCAAAGAAGTCGTAGACAGCGCCATCAGCTACTACCCACTTCCCTTCTATGTATCTCTTGTACCAAAGGCCTTGATATTCAGCCGATAGGTCTTTTATGTATTTGTCTGATAGAGAAGGATTGTCGTATATGCTAAAAGGAAATACCTTAAGGTCCAGATCACTTTGACGGTCAATAAAATCACGCTTAAGCCAATGGTAAGGACTGTCAGGGTTAGTAGAAGCAAATAGGCTACTTCCAGGTATAGACATACGCGAAAGAAGCATCTTGAAAAAATTCTCCGGTAGAAGCGTAGCCTCATCGAGGAGAGCTCCAGCGAACTCAGAGCCACGTATCTTAGCTTCAGCTCTATCATCATTGGCCCCTACTACGTACATTGTGCGGTTGTAAAGCTGTACCTCACCCTTACCCTGCTTGTATACCACTGCAGACCCGATAAGGTCTTGTAGGGGCGTTATGATGTTCCTCTTGATGGTCTTGTCTGTTCTACCGCATATGATTAATGGACCCGCGGGGCCGTTAGCACAAAAGTCTATCCATCTCAAGAGTGCTACGAAAGACTTGCCTGCTCGAACAGGGCCATCAAAGATGTTTATACGGGCATCTGAAGTTAGGAAGGCTTCTTGTTGTGTCTTACTAAGGTCTTGCATTTAATTCGGTATGGGTTTATGGTTAACCATATGAAAGCTACTGTTTTACTTCCAGACAAATTACACTTTAGAGCAAAAATTTTTTGTGCGAAGAAAAATATAACTTTCAAGAGCTTTATAGAAAAAGCTATCACCAACCACCTAAACAAGGAAAAGGAAAATGATATTTCCATGGAAAGCAACAGTATCAATAAAGGGGATAACTCCTCTCCTAATACATAATGGCAGAACTGCATCACCTCTAGATGTTTATGCTAAAAGAATGAAAGAACTCACCTCAAAGAGGAAGAAAACTGAAGAGGACATTAAAAACCTTCTACAGATCCAGTGGGAAGGAGCTCTTTATTGGCATGACGAGAGAGGTCTTCATATGCCTACAGAGAACGTTCTAGCGGCTCTTTTAAAGGCTGCTAAGAAGCACAAGATGGGGCCTCAGATCTCCGGCTTTGTGTTTGAAGAGGCTATCGGCTTCCCAATTATCACTGATAACCATCTAAGCTTTGAAGATCTTAAGAAGGATCCTAATAACAAGTTTATCAAGCCTGTAACGATTCAGCGGTCCAAGACTCTGAGTTGTCGCCCAATCTTCAACAACTGGGAGATGGTATTTTCGTTTTCGGTGGATGAAGATGTCATTACCTTGAGCGACATTAAAACTATCATAGCAACCATGTCCTCAAGAATTGGGTTAGGAGTATGGACACCATCGCATCCTAAGCCTGGAAGTTTTGGAAGATTTCTTATCAAGAGTCTCATTTTTGAAAACTCAATGACAGGTGAAAGGAAGGGTTATGAGAATAAAGACCTATAACCATCATCTACAAAGAGGGGCTGACCACCCATACCTTTCTAAGCTAAAGAGTCTCGGCCTATTGCATGCCGGGGCTCTCATACCAAGGGAAAAAGTAGAGTTCATACTTGGCTGCAAGTACGCAAAAGATGACTGGGGTTTCTTGGGCAAGTACCTTCAGCTTAAGGAGCAGATAGAGGTGAATGGGTTTTTCATCACTCAAGCTGATTTAGAGCCCCCAGAGTTCAGAATCATCTCTACCGAGGAAATGGCTGAGCACGCTACTAAGAAGCTAGCTAAGGCCATGGCATCCAACTACAAGGTTAGTTACATAATGGCAGCCCACAACACTTCTTCTTTAGACGAGGTGGAGAGAAAGAGGTATGACTCTGTTCGTAAGAAGGCAGCCTCTATTGCCATGGCACAACAAAAGATTCTACTAGATGATTTTGATTTGAGCTGAATTGCAATGCATTGAGGCAAGTTGAAATGAAATGATCAAATTGAAATGACATGAGGGGATGTGAACTGCATTGAGCTGAATTGAGATGGCTTGAAGTGAATTGAGATGATCAAATTGAATTGCTCTGACCTGATATGACGCGCATTGACCTGATTTGAGATCTACTGAGCTGAAGTGAGCAGGACTGCATTGAGATGATCTGAGGTGAGATGACCTAGTGACATGTATTTATTGCATGTCACTTTTTTTTTCCAAAAACAGTTGATTACTATGCCCTCCACCGTCTCCACCCAAAGAGTTTTGCTAAAATCTTGCATTTTTTCCTTTGAACATTAGTTTTTTCATATATTCTCCATTTTTTTACCAATATTTCTATTCATCAATCTCTTCCTGATCGCTTGAATACTTCTTCTTAAGATAGTCAACGAATTGCTTAACCTCTCCGTTGAAACCATCCTCACTAATAGGCTCATCTCTTTGTCCAAGCCTGTTTTTACCAAGCCAAATTAACATCCCACGATCTTTTTCTAAGGCCATTTTAAATTGAGCTAGTAGCAACAAAGAATTACCTTTTTCTTTCTTTTGTCTACATAACTCAGAAAAACCAATTCCCCTTTCAGTTTGAGATCTTATGTATAAAGTGTCGGGATGCATCCCATAGTACGCGGCTATTTGTACACCTTTACATCCTGCCATCAATAACCTGTCTACTTCATCCCAATCTATTGGTATCAAAGGTCTTCCACCCTGGGGGGGGCTCATTCTTTTATCCCGCTTCATTCTTGGCATTTTAAATACTCCACCTTTATTTCTTGTGATTTACCGATTTTACTTCTGTAACGCTTCCATCGATCTATAATAATATCACAGTACGACGGATCTAACTCCATTGCATAACATTTTCTACCTAATTCCTCACAAGCGATAAGAGTAGTTCCAGAGCCGCAAAAGGGGTCATAAATTATGTCCCCTTTAGCAGAATTGTTTAGTATTGGCTTTCTCATACAATCCAGAGGCTTTTGCGTGCTGTGATTAGTTCTCTCATCTTCTTCATTAGCACCAAATGAACAAAGATTGCTTATTTCCCACACAGTCGACTCCTTTCGGGAGCCTTGCCAATTATGGTTTTTTCCCTTCTTGACTGCATACCAGCAAACCTCATGTTGCCAATGATAATCACCGCGAGATAAACAAAAGTGCTGTTTTTTCCACACAATCTGAGAAATTATTTCAAACCCAACCTTTTCCAAAGATCTTTGAACAGTTGAGCAATACAAAGAAGCATGCCACACATAACCTACCTCCCCAGGGAACAAGCTCCAAGCCGAGGACCAGTCTGATACCTCATCGTTAA